ATCGCCGCGCTGATCCCGCCGGGGGCCGATTTGCGCGACCCCGCGCGCCGGGCCGAGGCGGCCGAGCTGGTGATGGCCGCGCTGGAACGGGCCGCGCAGCCGGTGCCGCCCGATCTGGGCCGGGTGGACATCCATGGCTGAGGGGCTGCGCATCACCATGGCGCAGACGGCGTTGATCAATGCCGCCGCCGCCCTGACCTGCGTGCAGGGCAATCAGCGCGCGGCGATCCTGCACGCCGCCGGCCCGGTCCTGTCGCGCGACGACAGCCTGACCGGCCACCCCCGCGCCGATGCCGTCGTCTCCGCTCTCCGCGCTGCAACGCGTCGTCGACCATGACGGCGCGCGCCTGCGCCACACCGCCGACGCCCATCTGCGCCGCCAGTCCGACCTGATCCAGGCGCTGCGCGGCCCACTTGAGCGGTTCTTCCTCTGGCGGATGGGCCAGGCGCTGGACGTGATCAACCCGCAACCCGCGCCCGAGGAGGTGGTGGAATGAGCCTGGACCGGCTGAAATCGCAGCTGAATATCCGCATGTCGGCCTGTGACCGCGCGCATGCGATCGTCGAGATCGTCGAGCAGTTGCGGTCGCATTGCAACGTGTTCGGGGCCGCATTCAGCGTCGAGGTGTCTGGCGCGGCCGATGCGGCGCGGCTGTATATCACGGTCGACATGGGGCCGATAGACCTGGCGCTGGGGGCCGAGGGCGGGGCGGTCAGTTTCGCGCACCGGCCCCCGGCCGCGCCAGATCCTGCGCCCGAACCTGCACCGAACGATCCCGGATTTGGCGAGGATCACGGGTTCGCGGCACGTGGGGAGATGCCCGTCGATCCTGTGCCTGCCGATCCTGTGCCCGCCGATCCTGTGCCCGACGCGGCCGAAGCGCCAGCGTTGGTGGCCGCGCCCGAACCCGTCGCAGCGCCCGCCACGCCGGTTGTGCAGGATGCGCCGCCGGCATCGCCCGTGCCGTCGGCCGCCTTCGCGGCCCCGGACATCACCGATGCCGATGCCCGCGCCGACGCCCTGATGCCCGCCGGCCCCTATGCGGGCCGATTGCCGGCGAAATGGCCGATGACCCCGGCCGAACAGGCGCAGGTCCGGGCGATGCTGGGCCGCAACTGCGGCGACGGTGAGATCGCCGAGGCGATCGGCCGCGATCCGCGCGGATTTTATCACGCGCTCAAGCGGGCGATGGCCAGCCCTGCGCCAACGCCCCCCGCGCCAACTGCCCAGCCGCCGAACAGCCTGTCGACTGCCGATGCACGGGTTGCGCAGCGTCTGGCCGCGCTGCCCCGGATCAGCGGCTGGGTTGCAGGCGACGATCTGGCGCTGGTCCATGATCTGTCGCAGGGCCGCAAACTGGCCGAGATCGCGATTGACCTGGGCTTAGAGGTGCCGGCGCTGCGCGCGCGCTATGCTGCCCTGTGCCCTGCCGGCGGGATCGAGGAGCAGGTGCAGGTCCTGCGCGTCCTGCGGGCGATGGCCGCATCGCAGGCTGCCTGATCGTGACCGCGTCCGCCCGCCAGACCCTGTCGATCGAAGAAATCAAGGCGATGCTGCTGGCGCGCGTGGCGGATGTGGCGTATCATTACGCGCCGCCGGCGCAGGGTGCCTACGAGGATCGGGGCCGCTATTTCACGCTCAACCCCGGGCGGGCCGACAAATCGGTCGGATCGTTCTATGTTCATGTTTCCGGGCCGAAAGCCGGCCGGTGGCAGGATCACGCCACCGCCCAGCATGGCGACATCCTCGACCTGATCGCCCTGTCGCTGGGCTGCAACCTGTCGGATGCCGTGCGCGAGGCGCGTGGCTATCTGGGCCTGCAGACCCTGTCGCCTGACGATCTGCGCCGCCGGCAGGAGGCCGCGGCCGCAGCCGCCGCGCGCCGGCAGGAGGCCGCCCGGGCCGAAGCCGAACGCGCCGCCCCGCCAGGCGCGCCGCCGGGGCCAAGGCGCTGTGGCTGTCCGGCCAGGCCGCGCTGCGCGGCACGCCGGTCGCCTACTATCTGCGCGACCGGCGGGCCATCGACCTGGCCGCCATCGGCCGCCAGCCGGGCGCGCTGCGCTATCACCCGGCCTGCCTGTATCAGCACACCGACCCGGACACCGGCGAGGTGATCGAGGGGCAATGGCCGGCGATGCTGGCCGCGATCGTCAACGCGCGCGGACAGATCACGGCCGTGCATCGCACCTGGCTGGCGATCGGCCCCGATGGCCGCTGGGACAAGGCCCCGCTGCCCAAGGCAAAAAAGGTCTATGGTGACTATGCCGGCGCATGGATCCCCGTCTGGTCCGGATCCGGCCCGCGCGGCGGAAAGGCGGTGTCGCTGGCGCAGGCCCCGGCCGGCACCACGGTCTATGTGACCGAGGGGATCGAGGACGCCCTGTCGGTCGTGGCCCTGCTGCCCGAGGTGCGCGTGCTGGCCGCGATCAGCCTGTCCAATCTGGGCGGCCTGGCCCTGCCCCCGGCCGTCACCCGTGTTGTCCTGGTGGCCGACCAGGACGAAGGCCCGGCGGCCCGCGCCGCGCTGGACCGCGCCGTCGAACAGCACCGCAAGGCCGGCCGCGCCTGCGCCGTCTGGCAAAATCGCTGGGGCGGCAAGGACATCAACGACGCGTTGCGCGCGTCCGCCGCCGATGACGGCCGGCAGGCAGGGCCTGTCCGACGATCAGCCGCCGAACGCCAGCAGCGCCAGCCGCAGCATCTGGGGGTAGCGAAACCCCCGGCCCTGCTCGATCGCCTCGTAGGTGCGCTGGCTGATCCCCAGCACCTCGGCCGCGCGCGATTGGGTCATGTCGGCCGCGTCGCGCCAGCCCTTGAGCGTCCGGGCGAGATCGGTCTTGTCGGCGTCGGTGCCGGCAGTCTCCATGGCGGCCAGGGCAATCGCCGCCTTGCGCTGATCCAGCGTGGCAAGGCTTCCGCCCGCGCGCCAGGCCGCCAGAGCGCCGCTGGACTTGACCCGCACCATGATGGCATCCGGCCTGTTGTAGCTGTCGAGGCAAAGCAGCGCCAAAGGCTCCATCGTCTGGGGGATATACGGCAGCGTCTGACCCCAGATGGGGTCAGAGCCGAGGGGCTGGCAGGTGATGTAATCACGGGCGCGCATGGGTTATGCCTCCACCAGGACGTGATCCGCGCCGGGGCCCCGGCTGATCAGGGTCGGGCGGCCTTCGTCGTCGGCGCAGACCGCGCATTCCCAGCCCAGATCGTTGTAGATGCGGTCGTCCTGGAGCGAGTAGCCGGCCGGGATGAGGTATTCGGTCATCTCCGCATGGCCGTCGGCCTCGTGGTTGCCGACCGTGAAGGCGGCTTCGACATTGGCGGCGATGTAGTGGCGGGTGATCTGGATGGTGGTCATCGTCTTGTCCTTGCCCCTCATCGCGGGAGGCGCCGCAGCCAGCGTTGTGCTGATGACCCGATACTACGCACCATGCGTAGTCAACGCAAGCAAGAACTACGCATGGTGCGTATCACGAATTGTTACAGCCGGTGTGCCGCATGACCGACGACGCGCCGATCCCTACCTATGACCCGGTGATCGCCAGCCTGGCCGCCGGCCGCGCGGCTACCGTCGCGGCCATCGACCATGCGAAGCCGTCCCGCGCCGTCCTGCGCGATGAGCTGCGCGCTGCAGCCGAGGATGCCGCGCCCCCGGACCCAAAGGAGACAGACCATGCAGCTGATGACCGACGCGCAGACCAGGGCGCTGGACGTGGTGGCCGCGATGCGACGCGAGAACCCGCGCCCGATCCATCCGGCGGTGGCGGCGGCCGCCGCGACAGTCGCCCGAAGGGTGACATCTGGGATGGCTGCCCGGTCAGGCCGTTGGGAACTTTTGACGACGTGTGCTTTTACCTCAACCGCCTGGGCGAGCTGAGGACGATCGACAATCATTCGCTCGACAAGATACGCCACCTGTTTCTGGGCGATACCCGCCTGCTGGCCCGGCATTTTCCGCAGTTCGACAAGGACGGGGTGCCGCGGCCGGGCAAATTCGACCAGGCGCAGGCGGCGGCCGCCATGGTGGCGGCCTGCGGCGAACAC